GCTTCGGCAACGCTGGTGACTACGTTGGTGAGATCGCAGTTTCCAACTTGTCATTCTCCTAATCAGAGAACCAACCCAGGGATGGGAAGGACGAAAAAGCCCCGCAAGGGGCTTTTTTGTTGGCTATACTTTGAACCAGCTTAGATACTGTTCTACCTTTTTAGTGACCGAAGTCCAGTCGCCCATGCTGGGTTGACGGAATATACGCACAGTGGGATACCATGGACTTGAATCTCGATCCAACATCCAACGCCAGTCTGTGGCAAACCACTGCAACATTAGCCAAGTTGGACGGCCCATAGCCCCTGCCAAGTGTGTGATAGCAGTGTCCACTGAGATCACCACATCCAAACAACTCATCAATGCGGCTGTGTCAGCAAAACTTTGTATACTTCCAGGATACACAGTCACACCAATGGCAGCCAGTGCAGCTTCTTCTTCGGCGGTGACATCTACCTGCAGGTTGATCCACTCATAATGAGGATTGTTTCGCACCAGTTCAAACATGGTTTCAAAAGGCATGCCTTTGTGTTGATTCAGCCAGGCATCTCTGCGACCTGACCAACTGAATCCCACTCGCATGCGTGTTTTGGCTCCCAACCGTTGCAGCCATTGTTTTGCGGCAGAATCTTGAGGGTTGATATAACTTATGGATTTGGGCAGATTGTCTATGGTCACGCCCAGCACACCAGGTATGCTCATGATGGGAATCCAGTAGTCAAACTCAGGAGGAGTGTCAGTGTATCTGCCCACCCAGTCAACAATGCTGGCGTTGGCCAACAATGGGATCATGCCATCAGTGACCTGGAACAAAATTTTGGCACCAGCAGCATGCAAATTAAACAAAAATCTACAAAACTGTATGTTGTCTCCGTGCCCTTGTTCACCTATCACAAGAATAGTTTTGTCCTTTAAATCTTGGCCAGTCCAGCGAGGTTGAGCATGCTGTGGCAATGACCCTGCCAGGTGTTCGTACTGCCACCGTGCTTCGTAGGCCGGCCAACCACGAGCATAGTCACCCTGGATCAAATAACTCACAGCCAAGTTAAACTGTGCTGTGACATTGTTGGGATCTATTTCGGCGGCATATTCTAGAAATGGTATACCTCGACGCGGGTGTCCGCACTCACGCATGACATTGCCATAGTTGTTGAATGCCGCGGCAGAATTTGGATCATGACACATGGCCAGCATGTAGCATTTGAGAGCTTGATCTGGGCGGTTCTCACTGCGCAGTCTGTTGCCTTCTTCGATCAGTCGAGCAACGTCTGTGATTATTTCGTTTGAGTCCATGTTAATATTTACAGCGCAGACCACTCAGTGAATTATTTCAACCTCACCATAAATACTTGTCAACGCAATTCTGCGTTTTATGCGGTTTAACCCACCGCGTACGGACTGGAACTCCGATCGGACTTCTTTAAGGAGAAACAAAATGGGACGTCCTCTAAAAATACAAAAAACAAGCACAGGATCTGGCAATGGCGGCGCAGCCGTCAGCGTGGATATTGCCTTTCCTAACTTTGGATCGTTGACTGCTCCAGTGGTCAACACTGCCAACACACTCAACACCACTCAATATCTAGGCGTGGTAGGCGGTGCAGCACCCACTGACACTCCCTCAGCAACCAATCCCAGAGTTGATGTCATAGTCAACATTGCCGATCCTTCAGGCTCGGGAATTGGTGTGGCACAGGGCTATATCATCCGCCAAAAAGGCAGCCACAAGTATCTAGTGGGCGATGTGACCGGCGTCAACGATGGTTCATTTGTGGTAGGCCAAGCCTATCAAATCAGCACTCTTGGCACAACCACTGACTGGCCTGCTGCTGGTGCACCTGCCAACTATGGCCTGGGCACTGTGTTCACTGCAACCTCAGTGGGCGGTTCCGGCGACGGCGCAGCCAACAGTGTAGGCGTGTGTGTGCTAGATGACGATGTGACTCCTGCTGCTGGACTCATGGCCATTACGTTTACCATTGGTGATAGTACCGCTACTACAATCAGCAAACTCACTAATAAGTTCCTATTAGACTGGGCCGGCGGATCAAACTACACAGCTACTTCAGTGATTGCGGACAAACGATACGCCACCAACTTCTTCACCGACGAAGGCACAGTGATCAAGTCAGGCACCACTGGCGCTGCCAACACAGGCACTGTGACTGTTGGTCAACAGAATCTGTTGGACCTGGCCATTGTGGACAACGTTACTTCCTAATTTGTAACACTGTCAAGTCCTCCCTGATACATACAGGGGGGATTTTTTATGAGCGCAGCATTTGTATTGGGCAACGGCATCAGCCGACTGGCCGTGAACTTTGACCAGTTAAAACCACTGGGCAAGATCTACGGATGCAATGCCTTGTACAGAGAGTTTGAGCCGGATGTGTTGGTCAGCACAGATCGAGCTATCGCACACACCATTCAGAATTCTGGATACGCACAAAATCACACCATGTACACTAGAAAACCCTTGCCAGGCCTGGGCGCACGCTCGGTGCCACAGAGTTATTTTGGGTTTAGTTCTGGGCCTATTGCTGTGGGCCTGGCAGCTCTTGACCGCCACTTGGCTATATACCTCATTGGATTTGACATGGGCCCGACTGCCAGCAACCGGTTCAACAATGTGTATGCTGATACGGAATTCTACAAAAAAAGCTCCAGTCTACCTACTTTTACCGGCAACTGGGTACGCCAAATAGTCACTGTTTGCCGAGATTTTCCAGACACCAGTTTTTACCGTGTGATGGGCGACACATCAGCCCAGGTGCCTGAATTCAAATCTGTGGGCAACTTGACCACGGTCAACATCACTGACTTTGTGTACCGCATAAATAACACAAAGGATCTGTAAATGAGCACAGTCAAACGAGTCAGTGGTGACTACACTATTGAAACCATCAACGCCGGTGACCTAGTCACACTGAGCAGTCAAAATGTCAACATAGTAGGCAATCTCACAGTGACCGGAAATGCTGTGTTGGTGGGCAATATCAATGCAGACAAAATTTTCAACGGCACAACCAGCATGGAAATTCCTGTGATCAATGGCAATGCCAACATCACTGTGAACGGGGTGTCAAATGTGGCAGTGTTTGCTACCACTGGTATGATTGTGACTGGTCTAGCCAGTGTATCTGGCAACGTAGTTGGCGGTAATGTTGTCACGGCAGGACAAGTGTCGGCCACTGGCAATGTCACCAGCGGCAATGTCACAGTGGCCACCGGCAACATTGAATTCAGCTACACATCAGGTGCTACCACCAATCAAATGATTAGGTTTAGAGATGCCAACACTGCTGTAACCACGCTGGGCAGCAATATTGGTGGTATTGAATGGTTCACGTCAGACGCCACTGGTTCTGCTGCTAGAGTCACAGCCAGAATCCGGGCTGTGTATGCTGACACCAACGGCAATGCCAACATAGAAATACAAACTGGCAGCACCGCAACTCCCACAACTAGAATTACAGTGATTGGTAGTTCTGGCAATGTAGGCATAGCAAATGTTGCTCCGTTGCACACTTTTGCTGTGACTGGCAACACTTTTGTCAGCGGCAATGCCAGTGTAATTGGCAATGTCAGTACTGGAAACATTTTGAATTCAGGATTGAGCAGTGTCACTGGCAATATCACTGGCGGTAATTTGATCACAGCTGGGTTGGCCACTGTGACTGGCAACATCACTGGCGGTAATATCATAAGTTTAGGTGCTGTGAGTGCCGGTGCAGCCGGTGTCAGTACCACAGGCAATGTCACAGGTGGCAACATCAACAGCAATGACAGAGTAAGTGCCACAGGCAACATTGATGCTGCGGCATTCAATGCCACCCAAAACTTCAGCACCACAGGCAACGTGCGCAGCGGCACTGTGACTGCAACCGGCAATATTGTGGGTGCCAACATCAGTATTTCGGCTCTGAGCGCGGGCACAGGGATTGGTGTAGAAAACATTGTGTGGCAACCCACCACGGTGGCGTTTGACAGTGCTGTACAGGCTAATGTGGGCACACTGGGATTCTTTGTGTTGGGAGGCTACAGCTACAAGTTTGAAGCCTACTTGCCTATATTGCCAGCTGGAGGAACCACAACTGGATTCAGCACGTATTTTGATGCTGGCACTTGTTATTACACTGTGGAAGCACAGACCACACAAACTTCAGCGTTTGCTGCTTCAACCTCCAATGTGTCAGGTACCGCAGCAGCCACTCAGGCCATGACAGGAACCACACCCAGAACTGCTAGAATTACCGGTACCATCTACAGTGCCGGCAATGCCAATGTGGCCATTCAAGCGCAGACCAGTGCTGCCAACATTGACATACAAAGTGGCAGTTATTTAACATACACCAGATTAAGCTAAAATAGCAAACAAGTCCTTTTGGTAAATACATCAGAGGACATTGTAGACCTATGGCACAACAGATTATTGACACAGGTGCTGCCGCTAACGACGGCACTGGTGAACCGTTACGTGATGCATTCACTGCTGTAAACGAAAATTTTACTGAGATTTACACTGCTGGCCCTGTGGGCAGCAATGTGGTCATCTCTGGCAATACCATCACAGTCAGCGGTGTCAACAACAATTTAGTGTTGCGTGCCAATGGCATCGGCAACATTCAAGCCAATAGCACCATCATGCCCAGCATTGATGCTGTGTATGACATTGGTGCTCCCACCCGGCGTGTGGACACAGTTTATGCACAGTATTTTGTGGGCGATGGATCCGGTATTACCGGAGTCACTGCTGCGGCAGCGTCTAATATATCTTTGGCCCAAAGCAACGTCACAGTCACCGCTGGCGGTCCTGTTACCATTGGCATACAAAACACTAGCAATACCGCAGTGTTTGGTGCTGCCAACACCACGTTCAAGGGTCATGTGTTGCCAGCTGCCAACGTCACTTACGATCTGGGCAGCGCAACACAAGCCTGGAACGACTTGTATTTGAGCGGCAACACAGTATATCTCAACAATGCCACCATTACCAGCAATGCCACAGCACTGACATTTACCAATCAAGCCGGCGGCACGTTTGTGCTGGGCGGCACAGGACAATCTGGCAGCAACACCATCAGCAACGGCAGCAGCAATGTGAGCATAGCCTCAGCGGCTGGACCAATTACCATAGGTGTGGCTGGAGTAACTCGCGGAACATTCAATGCCAATGGCCTGCAGGTCACTGGCGGTGCAATCACAGCCAGTGGCAATATTGTCACTGGCGGATTCTTCATTGGAGACGTGATCGGCAACATCACTGGCAATCTAGTTGTGCCAGGTGCAAATACTGAAATTCTTTTTAATGAGTCGGGAAATGCTGCTGCGTCCCCGGCCCTGCGATTTGATTATGTAGCCAATTTGCTCACAGTGCTGGGCAACACCACAATCTCTGGTGCAATCAATGCCAGTTCTTTAACCGTCACAGGCAATATCTCAGGCGCCAATGTGTTGGGCGGTGCCAATGTCAATGCCACATTGTTTACAGGTACCACAGTTTTGGTCAGTGGCAACGTCACTGGTGGCAACCTACTTGCACCAGGTGCAGTAATAGCAACTTTGCTGACCGGGGGCAATCTACAGGTCACTGGCGGGGTCAGTGGTAGTGCTGTGACTGCTGTTGCAAACATCACTGGCGGTAATATAAACACAGCAGGTGTGGTAAGTGCCACTGGCAACGTCACTGGTGGCAACGTCAACACAAACCAATTGAGTCTCACAGGCAATGTGCTTTCTGTATTGAACGTGTCAGGCAACATTGCTGGTGCTAATATTTTTACACCTGGTGTTATTGTTGCCATAGGCAACATCGCAGGTGGCAACATCTTGGGCGGAGCCAATGTCAATGCCACCACACTCACAGGTACCACTGTTTCAGTCACTGGCAACATTACCAGTGGCAATGTCAACACTGCAGGCGTGATCACCGCAGTTGGTAATGTTGTTGGTGGCAATATCAACACAGGTTCTCAAATGGTTGCCACAGGCAATGTCACAGGTGGCAATATCAACACTGCGGGATTGGCGTCAGTTGTGGGCAACGTGGTTGGTGGCAATATCAACACTGCGGGATTGGCGTCAGTTGTGGGCAACGTTGTTGGTGGCAACATCAACACCGCGGGAATTGTTTCGGCCACTGGGAATATCACAACAGCTGGTTTTTATTTAGGCAACGGTTCTCAACTCACAGGCGTGGTTGCTACTGTGGTTGGGGTGCTACCCAGTTTAAGTGTAACAGGCAACACAATCACAGGTAATTTCAGCACTGCTGGGGTTATCACAGCCACAGGCAACATCACTGGCGGCAACATCATCGGAGTAGCAACAGTTAGTGCTGTGAGTGTGGTAGCAACTGGTAATGTCACGGGTGGTAATGTCAACACTGCAGGATTAGTTTCAGTCACAGGCAATGTGACTGGTGGTAATTTGATCACTGCAGCCGCGGTGAGTGCTGGTTCTGTTAGTGCTAGTAGCAACGTGTCTGGTGGAAATTTGATCACAGCAGGTGCAGTAAGTGCTACGTCGGTTAGCACCACAGCCAACATTACTGGTGGTAATTTGATCACAGCAGGTGCTGTGAGTGCCGCCAGTACAAGTGCAAGTGGCAATGTCACTGGCGGCAATATTGTCACTGGTGGCCTGATCACAGTAACAGGCAATGTTGTTGGTGGCAACGTTAATACTACCAATTTGAGCCTAACTGGCAACGTAGTTTCTCCATTAAATGTGTCAGGCAATGTAACTGGTGGCAACATCATCAGTGTGGCAGCCGTTAGTGCAGCCACAATGACCACCACTGGCAATGCCATAGTGGGCGGCGATCTACTGGTCAATGGCAATCTAACTTATCTAAATGTCACCAGTTTTAATGTTGAAGATCCCATCATTGGCCTGGGCCGAGGCGCAAATGACGCACCATTGGTCAGCAATGACGGCAAAGATCGTGGCGTGGATTTGTTTTATTTTGCCAGCAGTGAAAAACAAGCCTTTGTGGGCCTTGACAACAGCACCAGCAAAATGTTTGCTGCTGTTGATGTTGCCGTTGCCAGCGAAATTGTAACTGTAGTCAACTATGGTAATTTTGTGGTTGGCAATTTGGAAGGTGCTACAGTTTCGGTCACAGGCAACGTCACTGGCAATTACTACATTGGCAATGGGTCACAGCTTACTGGTGTAACAGCCACCAGCATTGGGGTGCTACCCAGTTTGAGTGTAACTGGCAATATTATAACTGGTAACTTGAATGCATTGGACCAGGTAAGTGCTGTGGGCAATATCACTGGTGGCAACATTCTGTTTGGTATATTCAGATTACTTGGTAATGGTGATGCACAAGTTGGTAATTTGACTGTTAGTAACGGTCCAGGTGTTGGCAATCTTGTGGTTGGTAATATTATAAGTGCCACGGGTAATATTTTAAGCGGTAATAATATAATTGCTATTGCCAACGTTACAGGCGGTAATATATTTGCCGGATCAGGTGTTATTACCACAACTGGCAACATCACCGGCGGTAACATATTGACTGGTTCAGGTGTAATCAGCACTGGTGGCAATGTCAATGGCTCAGTATTTAATGGCAATGTGGCATTCACCACTGGTACAGTGTCAGGCAGCGGCAATATCATTGGCGGTAATATTGAAGTATCAGGTGTGCTGCTGTCCACCAACACAGTGTCAGCCACAGGCAATGTGACCGGCGGTAATATCAACACAGGTGGAAATGTTTCTACTTCGGGCAATGTCGTAGCCCAGGATCTTATAGTTGGCCCGGGCATAACTGGCGGTACTATAAGTGCGCTGGGCAACATTACCAGTGCTAATTCAGTAAATGCTGTGAGCTTGAGCCTGAGTGGCAACGTTGTGAGTGCATTGACCAGTGTAGCCAATATCACAACTACTGCCAACATTGCGGGTGGTAATATCCTAGCAGTTGGGCTATCTGCTGTGATTTCGGCTGCAGGCAACGTCACAGGTGGCAATGTAATTTCTATTGCAGATGTAAGTGCAGTGAGTGTGGTTGCTACAGCAAATGTGACCGGTGGCAATATCAACACAGCAGGGGTGATCACAGCCACTGGCAACATAACTGGCAATTACTTCATTGGCAATGGTTCACAGCTTACTGGTGTAACAGCCACCAGTATTGGTACACTGCCAAGTTTGAGCGTAACCGGTAACATCATTACAGGCAACTTGAACGCATTGGCTGAAGTCAGTGCTGTAGCAAATATCATAGGTGGCAATTTGATCACTGCTGCTGCCGTAAGTGCTGCTTCTGTCAGTGCAAGTGGCAATGTTACAAGTGGCAATGTCAACACTGCAGGCATGATTACTGCCACAGGCAATGTGACCGGTGGCAACGTAATTTCTATTGCAGACGTAAGTGCAGTGAGTGTGGTAGCAACTGGCAACATCACTGGCGGCAATATTTCAACAGCAGGAGTAATCACTGCCACTGGCAATATTACTGGCGGCAATGTCAACACAGTGACTGTCAGCGCCACAGGTGACGTGATTGGTGGCAATGTGTCAACGGCAGGACTAATAACTGCCACAGGCAATATTACTGGTAGTAATTTAATTACAGCAGGTGCTGTGATTGCAACTGGCAACGTAAACACTCTGGCCAATGTCAACGGCGCCAACTTGGGTGCATCAGGATTGATCACAGCAGTAGGCAACATCAGTGGCGGTAATTTAAATGCTGCAGGGTTGATCACAGCCACAGGAAACATTGTGTCTGGAGCGGCAATCAGTGCTGCTGGTAATATTGACGCAGTAGGCAACATATCAGCAGCCAATTTTATCGGTAATTTGCTGGGTAACATAGCGTTGACTGGCAGCAGCAACAGTCAGGTGTTGTTCAACAGCAGTGGCATTTTGACTGGTGACACAGGTTTAATATTTGATTTTGCAGCCAATGCACTCACTGTAGGCGGTGCAGTGACAACCACCAATGGTGGATCACTTACTGTAGATGGTTCAGCCACTATCACTGGCAACATCAGCAGTACCATTGGCAATATTGGTGGCGGCAATATTTTGGCGGCAACATTGTTGAGTTCTGCAGGAAATGTTGTGGGTGCCAACATCAACACAGG